AAAGTTACAGAATGCAGAAAAGCCACCATAAATTGGCTAAATGCGGAGGTAGAAGCATGAACAGAAGATAAGCTAAGAAAAAGGATAAAAGGGATTTGCTTGATATTTATGAACATGAATTATCAGCACTTTTAGAAATGTTAAAAGAAGATGGAACGAGTATAGATAAATTCAAATATTCGATAGCTATTTTACAAGTGCAAATATGGTACAAATGGGAAATAATTAAAGATAGATATAAAAATAAATAACTGGGAGGGCGAAGATGACAAGAGAACTTTTAGAGCAATACAGCGACATAGTAGCAGAAATAGAGGAATTAAAATGAGATGGAGGAAAAATCATGAAGAAACGAGAGATTGATGTACAGACATTAATTGCAACGGCGATTGCGGCGACCTATGATACATGCATGACCGGAATTGACGAAAAGATACAGGAGGCTGTGAATCTTGGTGTAACGATAGGAGCGGCAACAGGTGCAGAGATAGGAGCGGCAACGGCAATTCGAGCGGTTGAGAGAGAAAGAAAGCGATTAAAGAAGCAGCGATATGACAAACGGTTTCAGAATACAAAGCTATTATTACAAAACTATCGTAACCTCAACAAATACTATCACAATGCGGTGTTTGACACAGAGACAGCATATAGGGTGGAAGAAGATTTCGAGGTCCTCATGAGACGTATGGACGGAGGAAAATTTGAAGACAATTTATTTGTAGAGAGCATAAAAAGAAATCACGCTGTAACACATGTTATTATGACTCATGTAAATAAGATGCTCGATATATACAGGGTTATGTGTAATCGTTCAAACCGGGCAGAAGATAAAAGGCATTGGAATGTGCTGGAGATGATATATATTGATGACAACCCGATGTCGGCTGATGAAATAGCGCAGCAGGAAAGCATAGACAAAAGAACAGTGTATAAGGATATAGAGGTGTGTGTTGCAGATATGACGACATTATTATTCGGGGTAGGCGGTATTGAAAAAATGTGAAATGTTCTAGGGCACAAACTGGGCATTTACAGTTCACTATTAGTAGTGTAAAATATAAGATGTGATATTTAACAAATATTATTGAACCACTTTCCGAATTTTATCGGGGGGTGGTTATTTTTTTGCAAACAAATGACCCGAAACAAAAGAAAAGGGGTAATGAGGCGTGGAAATTAAAAAAATAAAAGTAACGCAGCTAAAAAAGGCTGACTATAACCCAAGAAAAGACTTACAACCAGAGGATTCAGAATACAAAAAACTCAAGAATTCCATTGATGAATTTGGGTATGTTGAGCCTATTATTTGGAACGAGCATACCGGAAATATTGTGGGAGGACATCAGCGATTTAAAGTACTTATAGCTAAAGGCGAAACAGAGCTGGAGGTCGTGGTTGTAAATTTAGAGGACAAGGACGAGAAAAAATTGAATGTCCTCCTAAATAAAGTTAAAGGGCGTTGGGATATTGGAAAGCTCACGGATATATTACAGGAGCTTGACAAGGCTGGGGATATGGAGCTAACAGGCTTTGAGGAATGGGAAGTGCAAGGGCTTCTTATGCAGTATGACCATATAAAGGACCTTATGGACGAGGATTTTTCAGGGTACGCAAAGGAAAATGAACGGAGCACATTCACAATGACATTTTCATGCCCGGCAGAAACACGTAGTGTTATTGAGCAATATATGAAGAATACTAAATACGCAAAGACGGAACTGGCGACAATTATCATTAATAAAGTAAAGGGGTTAATATAGTATGCAGATTGAGCAGAGGAAGATAAGCGAACTTAACCGAGCAACATACAATCCCCGCATAGAGCTGATGCCCGGAGATAGCGAGTACAACAATTTGAGGGATAGTATTTTGAAATACGGATTACTTATTCCTGTTGTGTGGAACAAGAGAACGGGCAATGTAGTTGGCGGACACCAAAGGTTAACCGTATTGGAAAATGAGGGAGAAGCAGAAGTTAATGTATCTGTGGTAGATCTTGACGATACACAAGAGAAACAGCTCAATATAATCTTAAACAAAGTTGAGGGTGGTTGGGATGGTGATAAGCTGACTGAGCTACTTGTAGAGTTGGGAGATGAGGCAGTTGACACAGGATTCAGCCAACAAGAAATAGATAGGCTCACAAACGATATTGATGACCTTCTTGACGAAAGCACAGTAGATGAAGAACTGAAAGCCTTTGAGGAGATTTTCAATGTTAGTCTATCATTCAACAAAACCGATCAGGAAGAGTTAAAAGCATATGTAAGAGAATTCGGGAAAAGTGGACTTGTAGAAGCGATTATTGCAAAAGTGAAAGAGGAGATTTGATATGGGATGTAAATGTGGAACGCAAGTTATTTTATGTAATCTTCCGATAAGATTCGACACATATAAGGGGTGCAGTCATGCCTGTAAATATTGCTTTGCGCAAAAGAAGCAAAATATTGCAAAGATAAAGAAAGATGAGACAGTAGAGGCTTTACGCTCCTTTATCAATGGAAATAGAGGGAAAGAGACAGCATGGTGCGATTGGAACATACCAATTCACTGGGGCGGTATGAGTGACCCATTTCAACCAATTGAGAAAGCTATTAAGAATAGCTATGAATGTCTCAAACTATTTGCCGAAACCCGTTACCCGTTTGTTGTAAGCACGAAAGGAAAACTAGTTGCAGAGCCGGAGTATATAGATTTGTTGGCAAAATGTAATTGTGTTGTGCAGATATCAATGATTTGTAGCAAGTACGATGAACTTGAGAAAGGGTGTCCTACATACGAGGAGAGGTTGGATATTGTTAGAAAACTAGCGCCAAGAGTACAAAGAGTGGTTGTAAGAATGCAACCATATATGCCGGAAGCTTTTAACGATGTTATGAGCAATATATCACGACTGGCAGATGCAGGAGTTTATGGTGTGGTAGTAGAGGGCATGAAGTTTTATAAGACAAAAAAGGGAATGGTGAAAATAGGTAGTGATAATTGTTACCCACTCTCTTTACTCAAAAGTCACTTTGAGAGCATAAAATCGGAATGCCATAGATATGGACTTAAATTTTATTCAGGAGAAAATAGGTTGCGTAGTATGGGCGACGATATGTGTTGTTGTGGTATTGACGGGCTGGAGGGATTTAAAGGAAATGATTACAATCTTTGCACATTACTAAACGGAAAAGCCTCAGAACCTACAGGGAATATGAAGAGGATAGGCACAGGAAGTTGTTTTCAGTCACTAAACCAAGTGGCAGGCTTGAATAAAAAGATAAACAGTCAATCGTTCTACGGGCTTATGCAGGAAGAACTCACAACGAAAACAGATTATTATAAAAAGGTGTTCGGGCTTGAGGAGTAGTAAACGGTAAAATGTAAAGGAGAGGAGGACAATGCCAAAGCAAACTGATAAGCCGTGGGAACGTCAAAAAGGTGAGAGCGAAAAGGCTTTTGAAGCGTTTGCAGTCTACCGGGATATGGGCGAAAAAAGAACATTTACAGCAGTGGCGGAAAAGTTGCAAAAAAGCGGCTCTTTAATCCGACGTTGGAAAGATCGTTGGGGATGGATAGAGCGTGTGAGAGAATACGATAACGGACTCGAAAAAGAAGCCAGAACGCAGACGGTGAAAGCTCGCAAAGAGATGACGGATAGACATATAAAAATATCCATGCAGTTGCAGAAGAAAGCTCTTTCAGCGTTGGCGGAGTTAGAGGTGTACAAAATGTCGCCAAAGGACATCAAAGAGTATATCAAAATGGCAACAGATCTCGAAAGGCTGAATCGAAGTATCGAAGAAGATGAGAGTAAAGCGCAAGAAAAAAGTAGCACTTCTCTCGCTGATACAATTATATTGGCATATCAACAACGAAAGGAGGAGGGCAATGTTTGATAAAAAAGCTATTTTGTATTATGCCGAAAACCCGGTAGAGTTTGTTGAGGATATAATCGGAGCAACGCCGGACACTGAGCAAGCGAGAATATTGAGGAGTTTGTCGAAAAATACAATGACAAGTGTGCGTAGTGGGCATGGTGTTGGGAAAAGCACGGTAGAGGCGTGGGCAGTTATTTGGTTTATGGTGACAAGACCATTTCCAAAGATACCCTGCACAGCTCCGACACAACATCAGTTATTTGACATTCTTTGGGCTGAAATCAGTAAGTGGACAAGAAATAACAAGGTTCTACAAAAAGAGCTGATATGGACAAAAGAAAAGCTTTATTTAAAAGGTTTTCCTGAAGAATGGTTCGCAGTTGCACGAACGGCCAGTAACCCAGATGCGTTACAAGGCTTTCATGCTGACGATGTTCTGTATATCATTGACGAAGCCAGCGGTGTAGACGATAAAATATTTGAGCCTGTGTTGGGATCTCTTTCAACATCAGGGGCAAGACTACTTATGTGTGGAAACCCGACGCAGCTATCGGGCTTTTTTTATGATAGCCACAATAAGAACAGAGCAAGCTACAAGACCTTTCATATAGACGGCAGAAACAGTAGCAGAGTATCGCATGATTTTATCCAAACTGTTAAAGATATGTATGGTGAAGACAGTGATGTATTTCGAGTGCGTGTAGCGGGAGAGTTTCCATTACAGGAAGATGACATATTTATACCTCTTTCGCTCGTAGAGAACTCTATTATGACGGAACTTCCTTTACGAAAAACTCCAAATTTGGTACATATTGGATGCGACGTTGCCCGATTTGGTGATGACAAAACAGTAATCGGATACAAGATTGATGAAAAGGTAATCTTTTACAAAAAACGGCAAGGGCAAGACACAATGAAGACGGCGGACGACATTGTAATGTTGGGTGAAGAATTAGTGGCGAAATATAAGCTTATTGACCTAATACCGGTAAAAGTAGATGACGGCGGTGTAGGCGGCGCAGTGGTTGACCGATTAAGACAAATAAAGCGGAATAACCCTGAAAGATTCTGGTGGTTGGAAGTATATCCAATAAAATTTGGACAACAGATAAACCACAAGTATTACCATGATAGCACTACATACATGACATCAGTGGTAAAGCAGTTATTGCAGCCTTTCGACGATGACGGCAATAAAAAACCTGTGGAATTGATTTTGCCTGACGATGATGACCTTGTGGCTCAATTAAGTGGTAGAAAATATTTCATTACAGAAAATAGCAAGATGAGAATGGAGAGCAAGAAAGCGATGAAAAAAAGAGGTAGACCATCTCCGGATGAGGCGGATTGCCTTTTATTGCTTTGCTTACCAGTTAAACCAAAGAAAAGGGTGAGAACAAATGGCTAAGAAACTAACACAGCCGATGGGAATACGTATTATCAAATCTGTTGAGCAACGTAATATTCAAAAATCGGATATATCAACGCAAATGAGTGGTAAAACTGCATATACAGCCGGAGACTGGTTATCACCGTCGGCAGAATTAACAGGATTGAGAGAAATGGTGAAACATAGCACTATTTTGCCGCAATGTGTCAGAGCGTACAAAAATAATATTGCGGGATTTGGTATAGGGGTACGCTATAAAGAGGATGTTAAAGAAACGGATGAGATGGAGGCGGAATGGGATAAAATTTCTGAAGTGTTACAGAGGTTGACTACAGAACAGGACACTAAAGAAGTTTTTGAGGATGTTATTGAGGCAAGAGAAATTTATGGTATAGCCTATTTGGAAGTTATACGTAATATAGGAAATGAAGTAGAGCAAATAGAATTCATTCGAGAAACACCGTCAATCAAGAAGACGAGACCGTTAGAGCCTTATATTCCTTCAAAGTATTATCGTGAAGGAATAGAGATAATACGCAAGAAGCGATACTGTAAATATAAGCAGGAGATAGGCGGAAAAGTAGTATATTTTAAAGAGTTCGGAGACCCTCGTGCTATGGATAAGCGAAACGGTGAGTGCGTTGAAGATGGGTTAGATTTAGAATATCAAGCCAATGAAATTATTGAGTTTCCGATTGGAACAGAGCCATATGGAGAAGTGCGTTGGATTGGACAGGTTCTAGGGGTAGATGGCAGTAGAAAGGCTGAAAATCTAAATAATAACTATTTCAATAATGGCCGACATACACCGCTAATGATTATAGTTAAAGGCGGAACACTTACAGAAGATAGCTATGATAAATTGCAGGGGTATATGAACGATATCAAAGGTGAGGCGGGACAACATGCTTTCATGATACTGGAAGCTGAAAGCGAGGAAGGGGAAACAGGCTTCGTTCATTCGGAAAAAGTAGACATAGAGATTAAGGATCTTGCCAATATTCTACAAAAAGATGAGCTTTTTCAAGATTATCTCGATAACAATCGCAGAAAAGCACAGTCAGCATTTCAGTTACCAGACGTTTATGTTGGATATACGACGGATTTTAACAGAGCAACAGCACAAACGGCACAAGAAATTACAGAAGCACAGGTATTTCAACCAGAAAGAAAGAGCCTTGCTTGGATAGTGAACAACAAACTGCTAAGTGATTATAGATTTAAACACGTGGAAGCTTACTTTTTAGAGCCAAAGATAAGCAACCCGGACGACCTTTTCAGACTACTTACGGTAGCAAATAATGCAGGCGGTCTTACTCCAAACAGAGCAAAGCAGATTGTGTATGAAGCTTATGGAGAAACATCGGAGAATTACCCGGAAGAATGGGGAGAAATGCCACTTGCGTATAATAGAGTAAAGAATGGTGGTACAGGCTTTGACTTTGGCGCACTTACTATGAGCTTACAAAAGCAAATCGAAAAAGCGGCGGTACATCATGATGATACTGTCATGGCAGTAATGAAAGAAGTTAAAAAGCTTTTGCTCAAGATGTACAAGGGAGAATAATTATGTGTTTAGATTGCGGACCTCTTATAAAAGCTATTGACGCATATATCCAAAAGGCAGATGATAACTTATCTGATGAGTTAAGGGAGCAAGGTTATGCAAAAGCAAAAAGGACAGTTGAATATATACAGTACATTGAGGAGAGCGTCGCAGAGGCTTTATTGGAAGAAACGGAATATATTCTTACGGAGGCAGAAAAGGCGAGTGACCTTGAATCTTTTTCGCAGGATGTTTGGTATAAAGTAAAACTTAATGACGTAATAAATACTACTCTTGCTTTGGTGTTTATAAATAGTTTTTCTAAGTTTATGCCAGAGTTTGTCAGCCATCATATAAAGCAAACAGATGAAGCTCTTGAACTGATGCAGATATCAGCTCGGACGACATCGTGGATTAAAAGTTGGAGTGAAGAGCTTGCAGAAATCATGAAGCTCAACAGTCACAAAGAAATAGAGCACATACTTGAAAAGGGCTTGGAAAATGGTAGTAGTATAGCCGAGTTTACGCAGGAAATTCTAAACAGCGGAATACGGGACGAGCATTATAAAGCACGTCGAGTGGCCATAACTGAAGTTTTGGGGGCGCACAGTGTAGCACAGCAAGAGGCGTTTATGCAGTCCCCTGCAGTATTAGAGAAGATGTGGAAACATACAGGAAGACATAAAAATGAGCCACGACAGAATCATGTAGAAATGGACGGAGCAAGAGTACCGGTTGATGAACCTTTTAGCCTTGTAGGTGCAGACGGCGGTATGTATGAGCCAATGTGTCCACGAGATACAAACCTACCGTCGGGAGAAAGAATAAATTGTCATTGTATTAGTTTACCTGTTGTTAGTGAGGAAATATTAGGACTTCCGCTAGAAGAGAGACAAATGCTACAACAGAAAGCCATAGATGAAATGGACGACGAGTGGGAAAAGGAATTGGACGCGGCAAATAGAGCTAAGGCAGGAATTGAATAATAATTTGTTAAGAGAGCAGCGGTAACGCTGTTTTTTTATATATAAATATTGAGAGGGGGTGAAAAAATGCAAAAAGTAAATAAGGCTTGCGAGATTTCAGATGCAAAAATTCAATTTGTTTCTCTTGTGGATAAAGCGGCAAATAAGCGTCAGTTTCTTTTGAAGAAAGAAGATGAAGGAAAAGCTACATTCACAACCTACGGCAGAATTATCAAAACGGATATGGAAAACCATTATGTTACCGGGATAGTCTATGAACCTATGGAAGAGGACAGCCACGGAAACTATATGACGGCTGAAGAAATCACTAAAGCTGCATATTGGTTCGCAAAAAACGGTGACAAGGTAGATTTGCAACATAGCTTTGAGCCGTTAGAAAGCGCCTTAGTTGTCGAAAACTGGGTAGCGAAAGCTGATTTTAAAATCGGAGACGAGGTTGTAAAAAAAGGTACATGGCTTATGACTGTGGAGGTGTCCGATGAAAAAGTGTGGGACGATATAGAGAAAGGCGAAATTACAGGATTCAGCATGGGTGGTCTTGGAAATTACAGTGAGGAGGATGTCGAGTTGGATAAGATTGAAAAGAACCAAGAAACAATCGAAAAGAAAGGTTTACTTAGCCAGATAGCGAAAGCTCTTGGCATAAAGGTTGTTGAGAAAGGCGCTATGGCGGAGCTTTACGATGAACGAAGCAAAGGAACTCTTTTTTGGGATGCATTTCATTCTTTACAAGATGTCATGCAGCGGTATGATAACATCACTGGTCGCTGGGTTTATGAAACTGACGAAAACAAGGTACGTGAGTGTCTTGAGGATTTCAGCCGAATTATAACCAGTGTTTTGACAGGAAAAGAAAGTATTGTTAAGACTATTCACGAAGCTAAGCCGATAGAAAAGGCGGGCAAAAAAATGAGCAGTAAAAACAAAGAAACATTGCAAAATGTTTATGACAACCTTGGAACACTTTTAGCGGCGGTTAATGAGGATACAGATGCCGCAGAAGATGGAGATACAAAAGATGACAAAAATAAAAAGGAGGATACAAAAGTGACAAAGCAAGAAATAGGGGCAATAGTCGCAGAGTCTATTCAAAAGGCTCTTGAGGCAAAGGAAAATGGAGAAAAGTTATCTAAACAGGAAGCGAGCGGAGATGTGAAAAAGGCTGAGGGGAATATTACTCCGGAGGATATCAACGCTATGGTTGAAACAGCAGTAGCGAAAGCTCTTCAACCGAAACAGGAAACAGTAACGGCGGAACAAGTACAGGAAATGATAAGTAAAGCTGTATCGGAAGCCGTAGAACCGATTTTAAAAAGCAGAGGACTGCCGAATAACCTTAATGGTAGCGGCGCAATAGAGAAATCAGAAGACCACTATATGTGTGGACTTCTCTAATTAGAAAAAAGGAGAAAACAAATTATGGAAAACAATAGTAATGTTATAAGAAAAACTGTTACAACAGGGTCACTGTCATCGGGAGGCTTACTTAACCCGGAACAGGCTCGACAGTTTATTCAGCAGACTTTTGACGCAACTAATCTTGGTGGCCTTATCCGTCATGAAATGCGTACAGCAAAGACCGGTGAAATTGACAAAATCGGTATCGCCAGTCGTATCTTGCGTAAGAAAACAGAGAATACAGACGACGGATACAGAGCTAATGTTAAAACCAGTCAGATTGAATACAGCACTACGGCTGTTCGTCTGCCTTGGGAGATTACAGAGGAAACGCTACGTGAGAACATCGAGGGACAGAACTTGGAGAAGATTATCACTGACCTTATGGCCACTCAGCTTGGTGTAGATATGGAAGATTTATATCTTAACGGAGACGAAGCAACTAGTAGCAGTGACACAGATTATGATTTTCTTAAAATCAATGATGGGTGGATTAAGCAGATTTCTAACGGTGGTCATGTTTATGATGCAAGCACATATACAGAGATGAATGTAGATTTGTTTTATAAAACACTCGCAAAACTTCCGAACAAGTATAACGACGGTAAACTTCGTTGGTTGATGTCTCCAAAAAGAGCGCAAGAGTGGGAGAGAGTTTTACTGAACAAGATAGTAAATGCAGGAGGAGCAGTGCCGGAGAGCGTTTATACTGCACCAGCTCGTATTCAGGCTGTCGAGTGTCCATCTCTTGATGACAGTACTATCTTACTCACAGACCCTAAGAACCTTATCGTAGTAAACACATATGGTATGCAGATTAGAAAGACTACAGAGGGTAAAGAGGCGATTATGCAGGATAAACGTTTCTATGTTACTCATTTGGATTTCGACCCAATTATCGAGGAGCTAGACGCAACCGCAATTATCACAGGATTGAAATAAGAGAGGAGATGTAATCATGATATATCGTTTAAGATTAAGAAAATCACTCTCATACAGTGGAGTGGTAGAGGCGACCAAAGCGAAGCCGGACGTTGAGACAGACGATAAATCCACAGCTGATGCCGCAGTAGCCTCTGGGTACTTTGAACTTATTGAAGTAGTTGAAGATGATAACGAGGAAACCCCAGACAATAACAATGAGAGTGAAAAGGACGAGAGTGAGGCTTTCAAAGAGCAACTTGAGGTTATGAATGTTCAAGGGTTAAAGAAAATGGCAACTGATATGGGTATTGACGTTAAGGGTTTCAAGAATAAGGGTGACTATATTAGCGCTATTATCAAAGACGTTAATTCGGAGTTAGCAGACGATGAGGCTACTGATGATGAAGGAAGTCCAACAATGATAGAATTGCAGGGCGAATAATGGCAAAGAGACCTTGGGTAAACCCTCAAGAAGTCAAGGACTATTCCTCATCTAAAGCGGTGAAGACTAGAAATGATACACAAATCCAAGTTGATATCACGAGGGCAGAGCAGTATGTAATTAAACATACGAATAATTCCTTCAGCGACTGTGATGCGGTACCGCCGTCAATCAAGACGGCGGTACTGATATTGGCGGAAGCTTATGGACATAATGCCGCAGTTACTGCCAAAGAGGTAAAATCAGAAACTTTCGACGATTACAGTTATACAGCCGAAAGCTCCGTTGTAAATGTTGCTAACCTTGATTTAGATTCGTTGCTTGAGGATTATATTGTGGCTAAACCAAAAAATGGAGTTAAAATGAGTATGAGGAAATTATAAAAGGGGGGCAGTCATGTCTTTTGATACAATGTTAAATCACAAATGCGACATATATCATATGCGGCGTAAGGATACATCGCCCGGGTATGGTTTGCCCTCTTCTCCCACTTTTTCATACGAAGATACTCCGGACCTATCTGAAATAACCTGTCATTTTGGCATAAAGTCTGAAACAATTGCAATCGTGCAGAAAGAGCCACAGACAAATTACGAAGCTAAAATAAAGCTCACTCTCCCTATTGGTACCGATATACGACTAAACGACAAAGTTATCAATACAGAAACCGGCTATGAGTACACGGCCGGTATGTCGAGAAATATTCGAGACCATCATATTATAGTATATCTGCGGCGTCAGAGCCAACAGGAGCCGTTATAATGGCTGGCAACTATGTGGAGTTTGAAATGAGTGAATTTAAAACTTTTTTCAATAAACTTCAACAAGCGGCAAAAAGTGACTTTAGAAATGAGCTTGTATTATTCCTTGAAGGCATTGGTCTTGAGTTTCTTCGTATTCTTGGAGACGAAATAATTCGGCGCAATACTACAGACACACGGTTATTGCTTGCTAGTTTCCAAAAGGGCGGGGACGGTAATGTGTGGGAAATGAACGAGGGTGGCTTATCTGTGGTGGTTGGGACAAATGTCACATATGCAGCGTTTGTAAACGACGGGCATTGGACGAATCCGAAAGGCACTGAAGTGCGTTTTGTTCCCGGCACTTGGCAGGGAGACCGTTTCGTTTATGAACCGGGGGCAAAGACTGGAATGGTACTAAAACAAAAGTGGGTTGAAGGTTCGCACTACTGGGAAAGCGCGTTGCGGATTCTTGAGCAGATGTGCCCGGATATTCTTGAAACCAAAATGCAAGACTGGTTGGACAAATATTTTATGTGAGGAGGATTTTATGCTTGAGCAAGAAATAGCCAGTATCATTAAATATACGCTTGAAAAAGCAGGAAACCCCTCACCGTACTATGACGAAGTACCTGAGGGGTTTTTGGTACCGGCGGTCTATTTCCCGGTGCCTGAAATCTCGTCAAGGGGTGATACGTTTGCCTCATACGCTTTTAGCTATACTTGGTTTATAAAATTTTTCCATATTGATACGCCAACAGCTCACGCCATTGGTGTGGGCGTTTTAACTGCGTTACAACGAGATAGAAATCTTATACCGCTTATTGGTGATGACGGAGAAAAGATTGGAAAAAACTTTAGGATAAAAGACCCATCGTATAAGAAAGTGGATTCTGCAAGCGGTGTGGTACAACTTCAATTATCATGGGACAGTGTGAGACCGTATGATGATACAAAATCACAAAAAATGATGGATTACAGCCTTGAGTTGCATGCTCGAAGTGCTTATAACATAGCAGTTGAGCAATCTCAGCAACGAGCAGACTAGAAGAAATCTAAAAGGAGAATTTATTATATGAATACTAAAAATAAAGTGGACATGCCTGAAACGGAAGCCGAAGTCGTCAAAACCGAGATTCCGCCTAAGGTACCGAAGTTTGCAATTGAGAGATTGCGAAAAGACTGTTTACGCCTCTTTGACGTTACGCTCAGTACCTTTAACGGCGCAGTGTGCGGACTTACGGGCGAGTATACAGTAGAAGAAATGCGTAAGCGTATTGACGCTTGGCGAGGCAAGCAGGTAAATCCTGCTAAATTAAAAAAGGAGGCTAAATAACTATGGCTGGTGGAAATTTTGATAGGCTGGCTGGTAAAGTCCGCCCGGGCACATACATTAACTTTGAAAGCTCGAGGCAAGACGTTATCGGTATCAGCGAAAGAGGTACAGTGCTTCTCCCCCTTATCGACCACCCTTACGGACCCGATAAGGAATTTATTACAATATCAGGCGGTGCACCTGATGCAATGAGGGAAAAGTTGGGATTCAGTGTTTATGACAATAATCCCTCTATGCTCTTGATTCGTGAGGCATTGAAAAATGCTTCAAATGTAGTAGTATACATTCCTGTACAGGGCACAAAAGCAACGGGGACATCTGGCACGCTTACGGCTACTGCTGAATACGGTGGCTCGCATGGTAATAATTTGCGCTTTACCATTATTGAAAATCCTGGTGCAGGATTTGACGTTACTCTTTATCTTGAGGCAGAAGTTATTGCTGAATACGAAAGTTTGACTACTGTTGATGAACTTATCGCAGCGAGTACGGGTTGGATTATATTTTCTGGTACCGGAAATCTTACAGCGACAAGTGGAGTTCAACTTACAGGAGGTGCTAATGGCGCGACCTCTAATGCAGATGTTACCGAGTTTCTTGATAAGTCGGAAAGCGTTAGCTGGAATACATTGGCATTCCCAATTGAGAATAAGGAGGGAAATGCCGTTGCACTTTATGAAGCAGTTGCAACAAAAATCAAAAACTTACGAGAAGATGTTGGCAAATACCGCAAGGCGGTACTCCCTAATTTCTTTGCGGACTATGAAGGTGTTATTAATGTCACGAACTCTGTTATCCTCACAGACGGTACATCTTTAAGTACTGCGCAGGCTACAGCTTGGGTTGCAGGTGTAGATGCCGGAGCATCTAATACGCAGAGTAACACGTATACAAAATATATCGGAGCGCAGGATATTGTCGGCGTTAAAAATCACGCTGAAGCTGTGGCGGCCATCAAACGAGGAGAGTTTTTCTTTTCTTTTTCAGAGGCTGGAGACATTGTTGTTGAATACGACATTAACAGCTTGATTACTTTTGATGCACCGAAAGATAAGACTTATCGTAAAAACCGTGTGCTCCGAGTATTTGACACATTTGCCGAAAGTCTTATGACAAACTTCCCTCCTAATCGTTTTAACAATAACGCAATCGGCTGGGATGTCATGGAAGGTATCGGTCGCACAGTGTTAAAGCAGTTCGAGGATGCAGGAGCTATTAAAAACGCTGATTATGATAATGATTTTTTAGTTGATCGTGGTGCAAGTTCTGGTGATGAAACTTTCTTTATGGTAGCTATTGAGCCTGTTGATAGTGCTGAAAAATTGTTTTTCACGATCAAATCGAGATAAGGAGGAAATAAGTAATGAGCAAAATGGAATATAACAAAAGCCCTATCAGTTTACGTGAAGGCAAGGTATTCATTGACGGGGTTGAATGTATGGACAGTCTCAAGTGTGAATTGAAATTCACTCCGGACGTTTGGAGTGGAAAGCAGCTTGGCGAAAAAAGTCCGTCCAGTCGTTGGCTGGGATTTTCAATTACCGGTAGTATTACACGTAGACGTTCCAACAATTGGATTAAGGAAGCTATAAAGAAGTACACTAAAACCGGCGCTACTCCTGAGTTTACTATTCAAGGAGTTATGAACGACGAAAATTCGGACTATTATGAGGATCATGGTAGTGATGTTGTAACAGTGGTCGGCTGTGTGCTTACCGGTGACCTCTTACTCACCATGCTTGACAGTGGCGGCGAAGTCGTTGAAGACACAATTACATTTTCTGCGAAGGATATTGTTTAATAACAGCCCCTCATTTTTGAGGGGTTAATCTTTTAATTAAAGGAGTTTACTATTATGGCAAAGAAAGATCTTAAATATTTTATGCGTGAACAGAAAGAAGAAATTGTAACTGTCCCCGGACCGTCAACATTCGTTGATGAAAACGGTACTGTTATTGATTTGGAAATTCGTGTTTTATCTAGCGCACGCATTCAGGAAATTAATGACCTATATCAGAAAAAGAGTGTTGCGATTGATAAAAAGGGAAAACCCTTTATATCGCCTCAAAACGAAATAGCCTTTAAGGTTACAAGAGATAATGTAAAAGCTTCTCGACACATGATGGTAGAAGCTTTGGCTTATCCTGACTTGAAGGACCCGGAGCTTATGAAATTCTATAATTGTGTAGATGTTACAGAAATGCCTGTTAAGGTATTTTCAAAGGCGGACGAGTTCGCTTATCTCAGTAAAATCATTCTTCAAACACTCGGACTTTCGGACGAGCCGGAAGATGACAAGGATGTTGAAGACGCAAAAAACTAATAGCCTTACGGGGGTCGGAGGCCCATTGGGCTCATGTTTTGTGGCAACGGCATAATCTTCCTGTTGAGGATTTTTATAAAATGCCACGTAAGATGAAAATGTTCTATATTGCTTCCGAAACATACGAACATGACTACCCGGTAAGGCTTGATTGTATCAGTGTGAAGAAAGGAGGTGGCGTGTAATGGCAACACCCACTTTATCCGCAGTATTCAAAGTAGTTGATGAAATGAGCAGCGTAATGGATGCTATGGCTGACAGTGGTTCAAATGCCGTAGAAAAATGGGAAAGTGCCGGAAATGTTGCAGATACCGCATTTTCAACGGCGACATCCGGTGCAAATGAAGCGGCGGGCGCAATGGAAAAAGCCGCCGCCTCTCAAGACTATTGGACTTCTGCGGTTGACAGCTATGATAAAAGCGCATTGGAAGCCATTTACTCTACACAAGAGCTTGCCGAGATGGGGATGAAATCCCAGCAAGTTCTTGAAGATGAGGCAGAAATGGCGAGTCTTTGTGCTCAGGCAAGAGACCAGTTAACTGAATCGACAGAAGCAAGTGTTTCTATTCAAGAAGAAATGGCGCAAGCAGCGGAAGAAGCGGCGCAAATGGTTGATAAAATGGCAGATTCCGATAGAGTATCAGCCGAGACAAAAGAAGAACTAACAACGGCTACCGAAAACTTTAATCAAGCGGCTATTGAACTAGCCCGCGCCGAAGAAGAAGCGGCTCGTGCTGCTGAAGAATTGGCACGAGCTACAAGTACCGCCGGTACAAGCCAAGAGGAGCTGGAAC